CAAAAAAATTAATGCCTCCTGAGATATACGAGGCAGAATATGAGTGTAGTTTTGAAAGTTCTGCTATAGGAGCTATTTATTCGCAATCTTTAGCCAAGGCAGATACCGAAGGTCGTATAACAAAAGTTCCTTATGACTCTACCATTAAAGTAGATACTTACTGGGATCTAGGAATGCGAGATAAGACTGCGATATGGTTTGTGCAGCAAAAAGGCTCAGCAATCCACCTTATAGATTACTTTGAAGATAGTGGTGAGTCGCTAGAGTATTACGCCTCAGTCCTCGATGAAAGAGGATATATATACGACACACACTACCTACCTCACGATGCCAATGTCCGAGAGATTGGAACTGGTAAATCAAGATTAGAAATAGCTCAATCACTAGGATTAGTGACAAGCATTGTACCGAAGATGTCTATTGAAGATGGTATTAACGCCACCAGAATGACATTGGGTAGATGTTGGTTTGACTATGAAAAAACAAAAGATGGATTAGATGCCTTGAGACAATATCGATGGGCAGTCACCGATAAAGGCGAAACAAAAAACAGACCACAACACGATTGGACATCGCATAGTGCTGATGCCTTCAGATATGTCTGTACAGGATTACAAGAAACAAAGAACTGGTCATCAAAGATTGAATATCCCAGATTAGGAATAGTATGAAATTTACAAAAGAAAAATTAAAAGCATTAATACAGCAAGAGATCACAAACTCATTAGGGTTTTATGGTGGAGAGCTTACACAACAAAGAAAGAATGCTTTAAAGTTTTATTTAGGCGAACCCTTAGGTAATGAGGTCGAAGGACAATCCCAAGTAAGATCACAAGATGTTTTAGAAGTAGTAGAGAGTATCTTACCTTCTATGATGCGTATCTTTACACAAGGCGAAAGTATTGTCCGATTTGAACCTCAAGGCCCTGAAGATGTCGCTTACGCAGATCAAGCATCAGATTACATCAATCATATCTTTATGAAGGATAACAATGGTTATTCTATTCTACATACTATGTTTAAAGATGCTCTGATCTCTAAAAATGGTTTTGTTAAATACTATTGGAAAAGAGACAAAGAACAAAAGCAAGAGTCTTATGAAAATCTGAATGAAGCTGAGTACCAGGCATTATTAGCAGACACCGAAGTTGAAGTTGTAGAAGTCGAAGATACAGCCACAGAATTAGATGTTGGTAATATCGATATGATGGAAGCTACCTACAATGTAACTGTCAAAAGAGTTAAAGATTATGGTCGAGTTGTAGTAGAGAATGTTCCACCAGAGAGTATGCTTATCAGTAAGACTGCTACTAGCTTAGAAGATTGTAATTTTATTGCACAAAGAGTTTTTAAAACAAGATCAGAACTTATTAGTGAAGGTTTTGACAAAAAGATTGTCAATGAACTACCTGTAGCTGATGAAGAGATTTACAATACAGAGGCAGTAACCAGAAGGTCTTTTGATGATGAGACGATGCCTCAAGAATACCAAAACATTGATCCTTTATTGACAAGAGTATCGGTGGTCGATGCTTATATGAAGTGTGATTATGATAACGATGGTATCGCAGAACTTAGACACATTGTAGTCGGTGGTTCTGGCCCTAATGCTTATCATATCTTAGAGAATGAACCGATTGAGCAAATTCCTTTTGCTACACTAACAGCTATTCCTATGCCTCACAGGTTTTATGGATTATCCATTTATGATCTGATTGGCGATGTACAAGAAATTAAGACTACCCTTCTCAGGCAAACTCTTAATAACGCCTATCTACAAAACAATGCCAGAACAGTTGTTGTAGATGGACAAGCAAACATTGATGATCTCCTTACATCACGAGCTGGGGGTATTGTAAGAGTTAAATCACCCAATGCTGTTACACCCCTAGCTTCACCCAACTTCATGCAAGAAGGATTGGCGATGATAGAGAAGGTCGATCAAATAAGAGAAGGCAGATCTGGTGTTTCTAAAGTCCAAATGGGCCTAGATGCCGATCAAATAAACAAATCACACACTACAGCAACTAGTGCGAATGTAATGATGAACGCATCGACACAAAGAATAGAGCTGTATGCTAGAAACTTTAGTGAAGGCATTAAAAGAATGTTTCAAGGTATCTTAACCTTAGTGTGTAAATACCAAGATCAAGAAAGAATTATAAAACTGAGAAATCAGTTTGTACCTATGAACCCTAGAGAATGGGTGGATAGATATAACGCAACAGTACAAGTTGGATTAGGCACAGGCTCACAAGATCAAAGACTCGAAGTCTTAGGTCGTGTGTTAGCAGTTCAAGAAAAACTAATTGGTGCTGGTGGTATGGGTATAGTCGATCCTCAAAAGATATTTAATACCTTAGAGAAGTATTTAGAGAATGCCGGTTATAAAGATGCAAGTCAGTTCTTTAACAATCCAGCAACAATGCCTCCTCCTCCACCTAAACAACCACAACAAGATCCAACAGTACAACTAGCACAACAAGAGCTCCAAAGACTTCAAGCAAAAGATCAAGCAGACCTACAACTTAAAGCTAGAAAGCAGCAGTCTGATGAACAATACAAGTTAGAGAAAATTAACTTAGATCAACAGAAACTAGCAACTCAAGTTGTAAAAGAAGCTGATGCAAGAGAATTAGAAAAAGAAAAACTAGCAACAAAAATTATACAACAAGGAATTAACTAATGGCATATCAATCACCTTTTTTCGAAGGTACTCAAGCCCAAGGAATTATAAACAACTACCTCAACAATATGCCTGGTGGCCTTCCTCCTTACACAACACCATCAACAAACCCCTATTTAGTTGATAGTACTCCTTTTGTGCCACCAGCAGCCCAACCCACACCTGATCCCACAGTTCCTAATTGTGAAGAACTCTATCCTGGAGAGGGCAGAGTTTACGATCCAGTTCTACAAGCCTGTGTTATAGCTGAAGTAGCACCAGAAAATACTGGTGATAACGATAGACCTGAAGAGATGGATAGAGACCAAATGATGTATAATCAAATGCTAAAAGATTCATCTACACCTTTTGGTGCATCTAATATTTTAGATGATTATCTAATAGATAGTAGAGGTGGTGATAACACCTTTTTAAGATTTGATCCTGAAGTTAATAGATTAGGTGCTGGAATGCCACTAGGATTTAACATCCTTGGTCAATTTGCAGATAGTTTAACAGGTGGTGCAAATAGAAGGCAAAACACTTTTGATGCAGCTACAAAGACTCTAGCTGATTTAGGATATGGCCAACAATTAAATAATGGAACTTTCCAAGTTTATAATCCTCAACAATATTTCAACACAGTAAAAAATAATTCTGCTGGTTTTGGAACTAATATGAATATTAATCAAGCAGTCGATAGTGTTATGAACCTTGTACCAACTACAGGCTCTGATAACTCTGTTGTTAGAGAAGGTGAGGATAACTCTGTTGTTAGAGAAGGTGAGGTAAGATCATTTAAAACAAGTGGATCACCTATTGCTGAAGATTTATCAGGTGGTTTATTATACACAAGACCTCTTACATCAGTTGACTCAAGTGGTAATAGAACTCGTAATGATAATAATTATAGAGCTGAAGTAGCAAGAAATATTGAAAGAAATATAAGAAATAATCCTTATGGAGTTAGTGGATTTAAACAAGGTGTAGGTTTTACTCGTGGCAGATAACGAACAAAAAAGAAGCCAAGAAGCAAAACAAATATTAGAACACCCTTTATTTATAGAAGCAGTAAACAAAATTCGATCCGACCTTAATCAAGAATGGTTAAGTAGTGATCTACAAAATTCAGAACAGAGAGAAAACATTTTTGTTATGAGAAGAATGTTGGAACTCGTTGTGATGCAAATACAGTCCGTCATGGAGACTGGTAAAATCATAAAAAAATAGGAGTAATTAAATGGCAGAACAACCAGCAATGGACTCTGCAACAGAAACTCAAACTGAATCTGTTGCACCAATGCCCAAACCTCTCAATACACAAGGAGAGGCAGCTGAAGCCCTGAAGAACTTGTTAAATGTAAACGCCTCAGAGACTCAGGAAACAGCAAGTGAAGAATCAACTAAAGAAGTAAGCGACTCGGAAACGAATATCGATGATGCTTTAGAAGATCCAGAACTAATAGATCAAATTGAAGATGAAACACCTTTAGATAGTAATCAGGAACTTTATAAACTTACCATTAATGGTCAAGAGACTGAAGTTACCCTTGATGAACTCAAAAAGGGATATTCTCGACAAAGTGATTATACTCGTAAGACTGAAAAGCTATCTCAAGATAGAAAAAGTGTAGAAGAAAAAAATTCAGAATACACCAGGTTAAACGAGGAGGCTAAAATAAAAAGAGATCAATACGAAAAGCAACTTCAAGTATTATCCGAACAACTAAGAGCTACCGAACCTCAAGTCGATATGGAAAGACTCTATCAAGAAGATCCAGCAGAGTTTGTAAAACAGAAAGCTGAACAAGATCGAAGAAAAGAGTTACAAACAGCAGCTCAACAAGAACAAGATCGTATTCGCCAAGAAAAACAACAAGAAAGCGAAAAGGTCTATTCTCAATATTTAGATAATGAGAGAAAACTTCTTGCTGAAAAACTGCCTATCTATGGAGACAAAGATAAAGGCCCAGAGTTCGTCAAGAACTTAACTAACTATGCAAAGTCGATTGGTTATGCCGATCAAGAAATTGCAATGTTAGTCGATCACCGAGCAGTTATGATGTTAGCGAATGCTTATCGATACGATAAGTTAAAGAAAGCTAATCTAAATAATAAAAAAGTAACCAAGGTATCAAAAGTGGTTAGTTCTAGTAGTCCTAAAGTTCAAGATGATAGTGATGTTGCAAAGCGTATGAAATCTAAAAAAGCAACTCTTAAAAGAACAGGAAAAGTTAATGATGCTGTTTCTGTTTTACAAGAATTGTATTCTCAATAACATATAGAAAGGAATAAGTAATGGCACAACCAACCAATACTTTTGATACCTATGATGGTGCAAATTCTATAAGAGAAGATTTAGCTGATGTAATTTACAATATTTCACCGACTGAAACTCCTTTTATGAGCAACGCATCAAAAGGTACTGCAACTAACACACTATACGAATGGCAGACAGACTCATTAGCTGATGCTGGTGCAAACGCACAAATCGAAGGTGACGACTACACAGGCGATGCAAGAACTGCTACTGTAAGACTTAACAACCAAACACAAATCTCATCTAAATCTGTAACTATTTCAGGAACAGATGATGCAGTTAATAACGCTGGAATGGGAACACAGATGGCGTATCAATTAGCTAAGATGGGTAAAGAACTCAAGCGTGATATGGAAAGAGCGATGGTAGGAGTAGAAAATGCCAAAGTCGCTGGTGACGCATCAACAGCTAGAGAACTTGCCTCAGTAGGAACATGGTATGGTGGTAACAAACCTGGAACATCATCTGCTGCTGGTAACTTTGCAACTAATGGTTCACCTTCAGCTAGTCCAGCTGGTACAGGTGCAACAGCAATCGCTGGTGGTTCAAACAGAACTTACACAGAGACTTTATTAAAAGCTGGTCTTTTAAAAGCCTTTGAACTAGGTGGAGAGCCTGAAACAGTAATGATGTCACCATCACACAAGCAACTTGCTAGTGCATTCAATGGGGTAGCGACAAAGTACAAAGATGCCTCAGATAAAGTATCTATCGGTACAACTGACATTTATGTATCAGACTTTGGTGAAGTAGCATTTGTACCTAACAGACACCAAAACGCAAACAGAGTAGATATCCTACAAATGGATATGTGGAGTGTGGACTTTTTAAGACCATTCCAAACAACTGATCTTGCAAAAACTGGTGACTCTGACAAGAAGTTACTCTTAGCTGAGTACACTTTATGTGCAAAAGCACCTAACGCAAACTACGGAATATTTAACTTAACTGCATAATTGTAGCTAAAGGACTGGGAGGGTTTTATGCCCTCCCTTTTTAATTAGAGAGGAAATAATGGCAATATTTACAAATAAAAAACATACATCAAAATTATATAAGATTGTAGAAAACGCAAAAAAATCAGATCCTATGATTTCAAAAGGTCAAGGTAAAAGACAATCAAAACAAACATCTGCTGGTGATCGTAAGTACGATCCAATGTTAAGTTTTACAGGTAATCAAGGACTTTCTGTTAAAGACACTTTAGATGCGATGATATCTAAAGCAATAAAGTAATGTCTAAAAAATTCTCACTTAATGATCCTAACGATCAGTCATCAGTAAAAACAAATCTTATTGTTGATGAAGGTGAGAATAAATTTCATATTGAAAACTACCAAGATCAAGCAACCATTAAAGAAATCTTAGATTCAAACAAAGTAGCTCAAAACGAAGGTGCATATAAAGCAAAAGCATTTGAGCATGAAAAGGGTTATCGTGTTGCTAGGCTACCAAATATTGTAGTTCATCAATTAGCTAAAAAAGGCATCTTAAATTATAATGGTAAAGTCATAGACAAGCCTAAATTTTTTAGATGGTTAAACGACTCTGATAACAGACATTTTAGAATATATACAGGTAACTTATAATGGCTTTAGACACTTACTCAAATCTTAAAACTACTATTGCGAACTATCTTAATAGAAGTGATTTGACAGCTAACTTAGGTGATTTTATTACACTAACTGAAGCTAGACTTAATAGAGAGTTACGAGTTAGAGAAATGGTTACAACTGATACAACCACAACTACTGTATCTGGAACACAAAGCTATTCTCTACCAACAGGATATTTAGAAGCAACCTCAGTAATATTTCAAAGTGATCCTTACTGTACTTTAAGATTTATGAGTAATAGTGATTTCTACAACAAATATAATGTGAGTCAAGCTAGAGGAAAACCAACTTACTTCACAGTTGTTGGAAGTAATATTTTATTAGGTGTAGCACCAGACTCAGCTATAACCTTGCAAATTAATTATTATAAAAGTTTAACAGCATTAACAGATAGTAATGCAACAAATGATATTTTAACAAATTACCCTGAACTTTATTTATATGGTTCATTAGCAGAGGCAGCACCCTTTATTATGCAAGACGAAAGACTAAACACCTGGGGTAATCTTTACAAAGAGGCTTTAAAAAATGCTAACGAAACATCATCAAGAGGATCAACCACATCATCCCCTCTACAAATGTCCACACCACAGGTGGTTTAGATGATTGAGTTCGGTGATTTACAAGCTGATTTACCTACCTATAAGAACTCAGGAGCTCTTAAAGTAGATAATGTTATACCTCTACAAAAAGGCTACCAAGCTCTTCCAGGTTTTCAGGCTTTAACAACCTCTGGATTAACAAATGCTGCTGTAGGATTATTCACAAGTTTTAGTGCCAGTGGTTCTACAAACTATGCTGGTGATAGAAGTAAACTTTATCAAATGAACTCCTCTTTGGTCTTTATAGATAAAAGTAAAGCTGGTGGTTATAGCAACTCTGTAACAGAGAATGCTAGAGACTTTTGGGCTTTTACACAGTTTGGTACAAACATAATTGCTACTAACTTTGCAGACAACATACAAAAGTTTGATGAAGGAACAGATAGTGCCTTTAGTGATCTTGTAGCTCTCAAAGCAAAATACATCGCAGTTATTAGAGACTTTGTTGTTGCCGGATATACCACAGAGTCAAGCACAACTTATAACCAAAGAGTTAAATGGTCAGGTATTAACGACAGTTCTACTTGGACTCCTAGCCAATCAACTCAATCAGGCTTTCAAGATATTGTGGGATCACATGGTAATATCCAAGCGATAGTCGGTGGTGAATCTGCTGGTGTGATCTTTATGGAAAAGGCAATCTATAGAATGTCTTATGTCGGTGTACCCTTAATCTTTCAGTTTGATAAGATTGCAGATAACATTGGAGCATTTGCACCTAAGTCAGTAGCTTCTTATGGAAACCAAGTGTTTTTCTTAGCACAAGATGGTTTCTACAAACTAACTGGTGGTCAACAATTAACACCGATTGGTAATGGTAAAGTAAACAATTTCTTTTTTGATGATTTATCCTCTAATTTAGATGGAATAACATCAGCGATAGATCCTAACAACTCAATAGTTGTGTGGTCATATCGAGGTGGTGGTGCTGATGGTACAACTAATAACAAGTTTTTAATCTACAACTATGCAGTAGATAAGTGGTCAACAGGTAGTGGACTCGACTTAGAGTTTGTTGCGAGTGCATCACAAGAAGCATTTACAACCTTAGAGAGTTTAGATGTGTTAGGTAATTTAGATAACTTAACAAGATCCTTAGACTCCTACTATTATGGTGAAGGTATTGTAGGTTTAGCTGGTTTTAATAGTGAGCATAAGTTCGGTAAGTTCTTAGCAACTAGCCTCTCAGCTACAGTTGATACAACTGAGTTTGAAGGTGCTGAAAATAAAAGATCAACACTAATTAATTGCAGACCGATTGTAGATGGAACATCTAATACTACAGTTACAGTCACACCAATTACTAGAAACTCGCAGCTTGATACTATATCAGTAGGCGATGCAGTATCGACCAATGATAGTGGTGCTTGTCCTCTAAGATCAACATCTAGGTATCATCGAGTCCGAGTTAATGTGACTGGTAATTTTAATACCTTATCAGGTGTAGATATAGAAGCGAGACCTGAAGGTGGCAGATAATCAGTTTCCTACAGTTCCTTTATCGATACCAGATACAGGACAACATCTAAGATTAGTTTCGACATCATTGAACAATACGATCAATGGTAAATTAAACAGTACAGGAACAATTACACTAAGAGCAAGTCAAACGACTACAACACTTACAGACGCAAGAATAAGTGGTAATTCAGTTATTTTGTTTATGCCAACAACTGCTAATGGAAGCACAGCTTTTAATGGACTTCATGTTTCTGCTAGATCAAATGGGAGTGCAACATTAACTCATGCAAGTTCAAGCAACAACGACCAAAACTTATCGTATTGTGTCATCGGATAATATAGTAACACAAGTTCCAAAAGAGGATATTTTTTATATTTGGAAATCAGTTGCACCTTTATTAGAAAAGGCATTAGACGAAACATATGAAATCAAAGATATACTAAGAGGTATAACTAGTGATCGTATGCAACTATTTATTAGTTGGAATAATAATAAAGTCGAAAGTGCTGTCGTAACAGAGATAGCATCTTACCCTCAGTCTAAAGTATTACGATATTTTTTAGCTGGTGGAACTAACCTCAATAATTGGTTAGATAAAATACAAATTGTAATAGAAAAATTTGCAAAGAGAGAAAATTGTACTCATATCGAAGTCGCTGGTCGCAAAGGATGGGTACGAAAATTGAAAGGATTTAAAGTAAAAGCATACTTACTAAATAAGGAAATATAAAATGTCAAAAGGATCAAACCCAACAAATGTAACTACAACAACTTCAAGTGAACCATCAGAGTTTATTAAACCCTATTACACACAAGCTATTGATGCAGCACAACAGTTGTATGAAAACCCTAATATACCTTCATTTTTCCCTAACAACACTTATGTTGATTTTGCACCAGAAACAGATACAGCTTTACAATTAGCAAGTGCAAGAGCTCTACAAGGCAATCCCTTACTCGGTTCTTCTCAACAAGAAATAAATAAAGTTTTACAAGGTGATTACTTATCACCAACTACTAATCCTTACTCACAAGCATTATTTAATCAAATGGCTGGTGATGTGACATCACAAGTACAATCACAGTTTAGTAAAGCCGGAAGATTAGGATCAGGTGCTAACCAAGAAATATTATCAGACTCACTAGGTAGATTAGCTAATGAAGTTTATGGCGATCAATATAATCGTGAAAGACAAAATCAAGTAGCAGCTACACAGATTGCACCTCAACTTGGTGAAATGGATTACAATGATATTGGAAAACTGCAACAAGTAGGTCAAGAACGAGAGAGCTTAGAGATGGCAAAACTACAAGATGCTATTGCTCGATATGATTATGGCCAAACACAACCCTATCAAAAGTTAAACTACTACCTTGGATCATTAGGTGCTGCTGTGCCTTCAACAACTGTATCAACACAACCTGTCTTTAGAAATACTGGTGCTGGATTACTTGGTGGTGCTTTAGCTGGTGCTGATTTAGCTGGAATGATACCAGGACTAGGAGGTGGCATGGGAGCTATTGGTGGTGGATTATTAGGAGGGTTCTTTTAATGGGATTAATAGGAACACTCAAAGCAGAACCTTTGTCAGCATTAGCTGGAGTAGAACAACTTAACTATGGTCAAACCGATCCTTTCACTAAAAATTATTACTCAGTAAAACCTAATAATTACTCAGCTTTAAGTCAAAATCAATTAGCTAGTGGTATGCAACAAGGTCTCAAAAGTATGTATTCTCGTTTGCCACAAAATCAATTTGCAAGTGGAATGCAACAAGGTGCTAAAAATATGTATGCTAAACCAGCTTTTGTAAAACCAACACAAACTTCACCAACAAATGTACCACCTAATCAATTAGGTCAAAACTTATTAAATTACGCATCAAGTCCTCAAGGTAGAGGTATGGCTAGAGGATTGTTAGAAGCTAGTGGATATTCCACAACCCCTGTTTCATTTGGTCAAGGTATTGCACAAGGGTTAAAATATTCAGATGAGGCAAAAGATAGAGAATTAGATGATGAAATTAAAAAACTACAATTAGAACAATTAAAGAAGGATTTAAAAAATCCTAAAAGAGATATTGTTGAATTAGGTGATGGTTTTAAATATTTTATAAATCCTGATGGAACAACTGAAAGAGTTGATCCAAGTATAGTAAACACTGTTGATGAGACAAAAGCAGATATAGAGTCTAGAAAAGAAGATTTTAAAAATGCTAATGATTTAAGAGATGAGCACACTAAAAATAGTGGTGAATTTATAAAAGTTAGAGATGCTTATGGAAGGGTTTTATCTTCTGGTGTAAACCCATCTCCAGCTGGTGACTTAGCTTTAATATTTAACTATATGAAAATGCTTGATCCAGGTTCTACTGTTAGAGAAGGTGAATTTGCTAACGCACAAAACTCAGGAAGTATACCTGATAGATTAGTAGCACAATATAATAGTGTTGCAGAAGGTACAAGATTATCTCCAGATCAAAGAACTGATTTTTTAGATAGATCAAAATCTTTATATGAAAATGCTAAAACTTCACAAAAATATTTAGATGATAGTTATGAAGAATTATCAGAGTCATTTGGAGTAGATTCAAATAAAGTAATAATAGATTTTTCAAAACCTCTTGAAAATAAAATATTTGAATATGACTTAAACCTTTTAAGTTTTGAGCAATTATCACAATTACCTATTGATAATTATTCAGAAAAACAAAAACAAATTATAGAGAAAGTTTTAAAGAGTAAGATAAATGACTGATATTGATGAAAGAATAAAAGAACTACAAAATAAAATTGCTCAACAACCAACTAATATAGAACAACAAGATAATAAAGTTCCAATATCTGATGTTGTTCAAGGTGCAACAAATGTGGCTAAAAAAGTGTCACCTGTAAAATCAAGAAATGATATTAAAAACTTTGGTAGGATGTTTTTAGGTCAAGGTCTTGCATTAGGTTTTGGTGATGAATTAGAAGCTGCTGGTAGGGCTTTATTTTCTGAAAAGGAATATAACGAAATATTAAACGAGGTTAGAGGCGAATTAAATCAATTTAAAGAAGATAGACCTGTAGCATCAACAGTTGCAGAATTAGCTGGTTCTTTAGGAACTGGTGCTCTTGGTATAGGTAGAACAGTAGCAAAGACAGCTTTAAAATCAGGTGCATTAGGTGGTATTTATGGTGCTGGTGCTACTGACACAGGTGAAGATGAATTTTCAAAAGACGCATTAGGAAGAATTGAAAACGCAGTTAATGGAGCTTTATTTAGTGCTGGTATAGGTGCTACAGCTCAAAAACTTCTTAAAACTACACCTCAAGCAAAAAAATTACTAGATAAAGGTGTTGAACTTACTCCAGGTCAAACTATGGGTGGAGTAATTGGTCAAGGATTAAGAACTATAGAAGAAGCAGCTACAAGTATTCCAGGTTTAGGAACACAGTCAATTTTTAATAATGTTAAGAGAACTTATAACATAGCAGTAGCTAATGAAATAGGAAAAGACATTGGTATTAAAATAACTAAAAACACAAAAATTAAAGATGTTGCAAAAGAATTAACTAAAAAAATACAAAAAGAATTTGATGATATTGTTCCAAAATTAAAAGCAGATGATACTGATGAATTAGTCGATTTATTAGTAAGTCAAATTAAGAGATCAGGATCAAATAAAAATATAATAAATAGAGAAATAAAAGATTTAACTGACAATTATTTAGTATTAGGTCAAAATGCAAAAGGTGAATTATCTGGTAATGGAATACAAAAACTAGATATTTTTCTTAGAGATAAATTTAAAAAATATTCAAGATCAGATAATACAGATTTATTAGTCTTAGGTGATATTTTTAAAAAGGGATCTGACGATTTAATAAATTCAATTAATAAAAATAGTGGTGCTGTTGGTGAAAGATACTCAAAAGTAAAAAACGCATTTAAAAATTCTAAAATATTTAATGATGCAACTTTATCTTCATCAACAAAACCAGGATTTACTCCAAGTCAATTAATTCAAGCAAGTAAAAAAGCAGATCCCACAAAAGGTAAAACAGGAACAATTATGGGTAAAGGTCAATTACAGTCTATGGGAAACACAGGTCAAGATGTAATAGGAATGAACTTACCTGATTCTGGAACAGCAACTAGAACTATAGTAGGTGGTGGATTATTAGGTGGATTTGCATTAGATCCTGTTACAAGTGGTTTAGGTTCACTTGGGTTATTAGCATATAAAAACCCAAGAATTAGAAATTCATTAATTGGTGGTAGAGGTATTGTTAAATCATCACCATTTATAGGTTCAGCTCTAGGAGAAAGGTTTGGAATTAAATGACAGTAAGTTCATATAGCACAACAGCAAGTAGCAACACAGCCATTAATGGAGTTAATATATCAGAGGGCATGAGTCCATCTGATGTAAACAATGCCATTAGAGAACAATTAAAAGATGTTAGATCAGTCTGGAATGACAAAGAATGGTTTATACTTGGCGATGGTGATGGCACAACTACCTTTACAAGAGCTAGTGCAACTACTGTTACTATTTCTTCTAACATCACTTCTACTCATCATGTTGGTAGAAGAGTTAAGATTGTAGGTTCTAACACAGGAACTATCTTTGGAAGAATATCAGCATCAGCATTTAGTTCACCCAATACTACTTTAACCTTT